TTTTAATCCACTACCATCTTTAGCATATATTCCCCCATTACCAAATTTTAATACTCCACCCCTATACATTTTAAGTTTGTTATCTATTTGCAAAACAACAGAATTAAATCTTGCTAATTTAGCAGGGTCTGCTTCTAATGATTGATTGAATGTAGCCATAGTCCCTACATGTTTAAATAGTGGGCCTCTAGCTATTCTTTCTCTTTGCTTTGCTGTTAATTCAAATTTAGCCATAATTAATCTTCTTCAATTATTATTTTTTTTTATTTTTGCCTATCCATTTCTGAACAGTCTTAGTTTCATAAATTCTTATACCTGTATAAATAATTACAAATACAGCAGATATAGCAGGTAGTACTTCCATTAAAGTTCCTACTACAGTAACCATAGATAAAGCATCTCCTACTTGTTTTATATTTTCTATATCCATATATTAATAACTCCAGATTGTAGGTCTAGGTCTTTCACTACTACTCTCTAAAGTATCTAAATGTAAAAATCTATTGTCACCTTTTTGATTAATTCCAAATCCAGTAAACTCTAATTTTATAGCTAATTTTAATAGCTTTAATGCTTCTCTTCTAGCTATATTAATATCACAAGCTTTACCACTTGTATGAGCACCAGGAGATTTTTTAATATATTCAATAGGGTGCTCTGGTGATCTATACCCTGAATTGATAGTTAAAGGTTTACCAAACTCTTCTCGAAGCTTATTGAGCCTGTTGATAAACTCTTGATCCATTTCACAAGTATGGCTATGACTACATTCAAATTCACTACGAGTAAAATACTTGCCCCAGTTAAACTCTGTCATTTTTTAATTACCTTTTTCTTCATACTTTTTTCTATTAAGTCAGCTTGGCCTTTATGCAGAGCTGATGCTTTTCTTAATTCTTTAACTAGTTTTTTTTGTTGTGCAACTGTTAGACTTGTCATTTTAACATCTCCTGTATTTCACTAGATTTTTGTTTACTACCTACAGACGAACCAAAGTAATATGCTAAGACCATTGTCATAGCTGAGTTTAATGCACCTAAGACATATATTAAAATATCTTTTGCTCCTGAATTTATATCTACATCTACGAATATAACTACAAGAAATAAACCAAAACTCATTGAAACAGTACCTAGTGCGAGTATTGGAGTAACACATTTATTTAACCAACTAGCATTTTCACTAGTAGCAATAGCTGTTTCTCTTCTTCTAGCTGAATCTCTATCAGCATATTCAGCTTCAAGTTTAGCAAGTTCTCCTTTTTGTTCCATAGCTTTAAGCTCTTGCATTGCTTTTGCACGAGCTGTTTTATCTGGAATTAATCTTTCAATTAATTTTTCTCCAATAGGTAATAAACCTGTTAATAAATTTAACATTACTTACTTGCCTCCACAATTGCTGTCCATAAAAAATCCATCATAAAAATTAAACATACTATTAAAGCACTTATTCCAACACATAACTTGGAGTTATATATAAAAGCTTGCCTTCTTCGCATTTGATTATACAATTCTTTTTCACGTTTCTTTTTAATCTCCCTTCGCACCTTAATGAACTTTCTGTAACCATCAAGCCCCATATGTGGGTTTGTCCAATTAGCTGTAAAAAGTTGACGAATCGCATCTTCCTGTTCTTTTACTTTCTTTTCTAAAGCTAGTTCATCTAAAGCTTCAGCAGTTGCTGATTTTTTAAATGTTAATTTTTTAAATAAAGGTGGCTTCTTTTTTTCTTGACTAAGATACTCTTGTACATCTGATATATGTCCCGACCAGACAGATAACTGTTTATAAATAACCTCCACATCTTGTCCTATTTGCACAGCTTTCTTTACACCAGTGAAAGCAGCAGAGGCTAGTGAAATTGCAGATATAGGATCTATCACCTAAATTTTCTCCAGTTAATATCATCATAATTAAAATACTAATTTATCCACTAATTCCCAACCATTAGTATTATCAGCTTGATAGTTGGTTTCATTCCATTGATATTCTTTATTTGCTGCCTTTTGTTCATCAGTTAAAGTTGGAATAGTTGTTGGTGCTTCCCAAATTCCTGTAGATGTATTTAAAACCCAACTTGCATAAGGTTGAGGAGGAGCAAAAAAATTATGCTCTGAATACCATTTGTCCCCAATTCCACCTTTTCTTTTTGAATTTACTTTTCCTTTAATGCTTAATTTCCACGAAGAAGAATATTTACTAGCATCAAAATTTAAACTATTTAAATAGTTAATTCCAATAGTTTCATTGACAGAACCATCACTGTCCAAACATTTACTATCATCAACAACTATTCTATTTATAACTATATTATCTGAATTAAGATTGGCAAAAGATGCCATTTTTTCTATCCTCCATAATTTTTATTTGTTCCTTAGTAAAAATAACACCTAAACTTTCTTCAAATTCCTTTACTTTTTTTTGAGCTTCTATAATTTCTTTTTTTGTAGGTGCTGGTCTTGGATCATCCCAATAAACTAACTCACCATTATTAAATTGATAAGTTGCTTGAGGTCTTAATAATTCCATTACTGAGTCAATACCAGATAATCTATAATAATTTTTTTTCATTTATTAACCCCTATGCTGTATATTGAATTATAACAATTCCTTTTCCACCATCACCACCATGAGCACCAGTACTTCCTCCACCATTTCCACCACCTCCTCCACTACCTAATCCATCTGTTCCATCTCCTGCATCTATATCTCCACTTCTACCAGAAGCACAACCTACAGTATCGTTAGCACCATTGCCACCTCCACCATCACCTCCTGCTCCACCACAACCAGTACCACCACCACCTCCTGCTGCATATTTAACAGTAGAACCAGTTATATCATTATCAAGTCCATCACCACCATCACCACTTCGATTAGAACCATCTCCGTTTCCACCTACTTCTCCTGCTCCACCTCCACCTCCCATGGCAGAACCACCGCCTCCACCTCCACCATCATTGCCTTGGGATGATGAAACCTCATTTGTTACAGCACCACCTATATCTGATAAAGCAATTGCAGTTCCAGATGCTGTTGCTGCGCCTCCACTTCCAGAACCACCATTAAGACCTCCACTACCACCTTCGCCTCCTCTTGCACCTCCAGAGGATAAAACAATAGTTGAACCACCTTGAGCAATGGAAGAATCTCCACCATTTGTAGCTGTAGAAGTACTTTGTATACCACCATCACCTCCTTCTCCTACAGAAACAACAGTTGAACCTGCACTAATTGTCAAATTAGTACCAAATCTCATTCCACCTGCACCTGCACCACCTCCATTATTTGCTCCTGTTGATCGACCACCACCTCCTCCACCTGCTACAACTAACCATCTATCTAATTTAGTAACACCTGCAGGAATTGTAATAGTTTCTGTAGAATTTACTATAATTGTTTGAAGTTCAGCTGCTGGAGCTGCAAAAGATGAAAATAATAATTGATGTATGCCTGTCATCAAATAACCTTTATATTAAATGTTACCTGTTACAACAGCTAAACCTGCTGTGTAAGGATGAGTAAATAGTACATTAGCTACTCCATTAGCTGCTAATGTAAATGATGCAGTACTAGCTAGTTCTCCAGCTTTAATTGCAGTAACTCCAGTACAAGCTATTGTAGCTGTACATCCATTTATACTAATTAAACTTACAATATCACCAGCATTAAACACACTTCCTGGAACAGTTACAACAACATTAGCTGAATTAATATTAACTTGATTACCAACATCAGAAGCCTGTAATGTATATGCTCCAGATACATTTTGTGATTTTGGAATATCTCTTAAATTACCATCTCCATCAGATATAGCACCTGTAGTTGTAAGTGTTCCATTAGAAGAAACATTACCTGTTATATTAAATGTTCCTAGAACAGAAGCATTACCTGTTATATCTAAAGTGCTTTTTCCAACTATACCTGAGTCAACTGTAGTTATACCTCCAACATTTAATGTTCCTTGAACTGTAGCAGCACCATCAAAAGTAGCCTTACCTGCTAAAGTAAATGTGCCTCCACCAGACATATTTCCTGCTATATCTAAAGTGCCACTAGCTGATACATCTTCTAAATCAGAATCACCTGTTACATTTAATGTGCCACCTACAGAAACATTACCACCAATATCAAAAGTAGTCCTACCTGTAATACCAGCAGATACAAGAAGAGTAGAGGCTGCTGATATTGCTCCTTTAACAGTTAATGTTGAAGCTCCTGATATTGCACCAGTAGATGTTAATGTACCACCTACAGAAGCATTGCTACCTATATCAATAGTAGATCCAATTGTAGCTGAACTAAGTACTGATATAGTATCTGCTGACATATCATCAGTGTTTATAACACCATGAATATACAAATCTTTAAATGCTTTAGCAGTTTTACCTAAGTCTACACCTGCATCAGATGCAGGAAAGAAAGCTCCAGCATCAGTTTCTACCTCTTGTGATGGGCCTAGTTTACTTACAGGGCCACCTTCAGCAGCAGTACCATCATGTGAGTGGCCATCTGTTGCAAATGCACTTACAATTGCATCAAATTCACCATCAAAGTCAGACGCATTAATAACATTACCATCAGCAATATTATTACTTGAATCGTTTCTAGTGTATCCTGTTCCCATAATTTAATCCTTATTGTCTATCAAAAGTACCATATTCTAAAACTGCTGCATCAAGTGAAAATGGAGGGTTTGTGTCTTGAATTATAAAATTTAATCCTACAGTAAATCCAGATCCTATTGTTTGAGTAACAAACCTATTTAATAATTTACTTCCAAACTTTGCAGATCCATATGTTGTTATTGAATTACCAAAAATACTTACAGTATCTGTTGTATTTGAAAGATTTATCAATGCTGGTTGTATACTTCCTTTTTCATCAAAATCTAATTTTAAATTAAAATTTATATTTACACTACCTTGAGGGTCTGTATATAAATTTAACTTATATATAGTCTTTCTTAACAAAGGATCATTCATTGGAACAAAAGGTGTTGAAAAAACACTTTGTATACTCGCACCATCTAAACCATTACTACTTTCCATTTTATATACATACCCATTATTATTAGCAAACAATGCAGTTTCAACTTGATTTCTTAAAGTACTGTCTGCAACAATTGCTTTAAATCCTCTTAACTCTGACCATCCAAAAAAACTTCCTTCTGTTCCTGCTAACTGTGTTCCAATGATTCCTTGAGCAGCAACTTCAGTAGTATTAACATTAAAACCTAATAACCTATATTGTGATTTACCTTTAATTGTAATACTAGTAAACGAAGTATTAGATAAAATTAAATCTGTAAGTTCTTTTTGTACAGTTTTAGAAATTACTGCTAAATCAAAATCTCCAATTTTATCTGTAGAACTTAATGACCTTAATCCATCTTGTGCTAAAAATACTACATCTCCTGCTACCTCTTTAATTGTATCTGAATCTACGCATCCAATATTAGTAGTTATAGGTTGCAAGTTAAAATCAGCAATAGTATTACCTAACAATCTATCTATTTTATTTTCACTAAATATAATTAACTGTTCTCTAAAAGCTATAAGCCCAGTTATATTTACTCCTACACTAATACTTCCTGCACCATTAGCAACATTAAAATCTGTATCTGTATAAGGTGAAGTGAAAGTTAACACATCTCCTTTAGCAAAAAATAAATGATTTTTAAAAAAAGCTGTATGCCCTGCTCCTACAACATCTGTTCCTGCTTCAGTTAATGGTGTGTAATTTGTAGCATCATATATAAAAGGTGCATTAGAACCATCAACCCCTGCAATTTTTTCTGTAATTCCTATTCTATATTTAGCAAATCTTTTTTTATTAGTGCTTATACTGCTACTGCTTAAAAATGTAATAGCTGCTTCATCAGAAGGGCTACTAGCTAAATTAGGTGATATTGTTAAAGTTGATTCTCCATCTGCATTAACTGTTGGTGTAGCTGTTATAGTATAAACTAAAGTAACTCCAGCAATAGTAAAAGTATCTCCAGTTTTAGGTGTTAATGTTAAACCTTGAATAGCTAAAGTACCGCCTGACTGACTACCTGCATTTACTATAGGAGTTCCATATTGAGTTATATTAATTCTTGTCCAACCTGACCCTATAGATTTATATACATGATTATTTCTAATTGCTATTGCACTATTTTCCCATGCAGCTAAACCATCTATATTACCTCTATTTGTTGTAAATGTTACATTAGCTTGATCTGATGGAGAACTAGCTAAACTTCCTGTTAATCCTAATGTAGCTCTTTTTGTTGACGTACTATAAGTAACTGATGATACTGTATATGTGCCAGTAATACCTGTAACTGTAAATATATCTCCTATAATTGGTGTTATATAAAGCCCAGCAATAACTAGTGATGAACCTGATTGACTACCGCCATGAACTTTAGGAGCACCAAAAGAAGGTATTAAATTACTATCATATTTTTCATATCCTAATATTTTTCTATATCCACCCTCAATAGAACATTCAAAGTTTTTTAATGTCCTAGCTGACCCTGGTAATTGTAAACCTTGTTGCAACGAAGATAGGTTACTTATTAAGCCACCTTTAAATTCAAATACATAGGTTTGTAACTTTTCTGCCACTAGGAAGCCAGTCTATAAACATAAGTACTTCTTTGTGATCTATTTAACATAGTAGAACGAACATATGAATTTTTATTTATTAAAGCTATCCTCATGTTTTTTAAACCATCTTTAAATTTATCCTTAGATACTAGGGCATCTTGAGTATTTCCTCTAAACATATAAGCATAATACATAGCTCCATCAATTATTACATTTCTATATATTTCTGGTATTTTTGATGTGTCAGTTGGATCAATTAAATTAACACTCCCTGCATAGTACTCATATACTAGTGTATAGTTTTGATCAGGTGCTGGAGATAATACATACTCTAAACCTGGTGCTTTAGATACAAATACAGGAACACTATATAAACTAGTATCTAATGTATATTCTTGCTCAACAAAAGTTTCTAAATATTCTTCATAAGATAACAGTTTTAATTTTTGAGTTCTGTTATTTAAAGTAGCACTTTCTTTTATTCTAAAACTATCAAAATCAATTAATGTAGCATCTGTAGGAAAAGAATATCTTGTTATACTTGATGTTACAGTATCTTCCTGTTCAACATAGTTATAAGGCCACTGTGTATACTCTTGATCTATTTCTTGTATTGAAGCATTAACACTATCTTTTACTTGTGAATAAAATCCTACTGCTGAATTAAAAGTAATACTAGTTAATTCAACTTCATTTAGTCTACGATTAACTTCATTAACAAGTCCTAAAAAATTATAAGCCATTATTTAATTTTCCTTAATTGGAAGTACTATAGTTCGTTCAGCTAATGTTCCAGTTGAGTCTAGTATTTGACAACTAAATCTATATTTAAAATTATTAGTTCCTAATCCTATATTAATAGTAGCTACAGTATCAGTTTTAGATGAACCAACAAATTGAATATTATTAATAATTTGTCCAGCAGAACTAAATTGTGTTTTTATTCCTGATTCATTTTCAACAAACCAAGTCACTGTATCTATTGTCCCTTGACTATTTAAATATCTAGACCAATCTACACTAAAATCAACTGTTTCATCAGGGTCTTTATTAGGCCATTTTAAACTCATATTAAGCTACCTTTACTATTCTTTCTGATGCAGTACTTCTTCTATTTACAAAAACTGTTCTACGTCTTTCATAATTATTTCTAACACCATCAAAATTAAATATATTAGCTGTTATAAATATTTTTCCTGTTTTTAAATTACTAACAACGCCATTAAAAGTAATAGGTATTGTTGCACCAATTACATTAATACTAATACTAACAAAATTGTTTTTAACTAAACTTACAACCCCATCAGGTTTTACTGAAATATTAGTAGCTGATACTCCATATCTATCTGTATTATATTTACCAACTCCATAAATAGCACCTGAGTTAGTTGTAGTTGATGTAGTTGGCATATAACTTAATCTAATCTAATCTAACAATAGCTGATGTACTATCAGCAGTAGGAAATGTAATAACAAAATTACCTGCAACAGCAGTTTTATCTGCACTAAAGTCTAATATAGCAACAGCATTTGTTGTATTAGAACCTCCATTAGTAGTTGAATTATAAATTACACCACCTCTAGCAGCTAAAGTAACACCACTAAAAGTAATATCTGCAAAATCAACAAAGCCTACAGTCCCTGAAGTATCAGGTTCTGCTTGAACAATTGTAGTACCTCCTGCATCATAACCAGTACCTACTACCTCTCCTGCTGTAGCACCAGTAACAAAATTAGTTGTTCCTGCACTTAAAGTAGCCCCTGCTGAAAATAAAGCAATTTTAAAAGTGTGCCCTGCTGAAGAAAAATTATGCTTTCCCTCAAGCAATTCTTTTTTAAAAGAGGTGCACATAGCTTGTGTAATTGCCATACAAAATCCTTTTATATAAAAATGGGTGACTCTAGTTAAGGGCCACCCATATAGTTACAATAACCTATTGATTAAGCCAATTGATCACGATCTACTTCTTCAGGCCCAAGATCATCAGAGATGTCTTGTAAAACAGCCCAAGCTCTTATCACTCCAGTAGCACCAGCACTAACATACTTACCACTTACACCTGATGCTGGGCCTGTTGGGCCTAGTAACATGTCAATGGTATCTGCTGCTGCAACTACATAAGGTTGATAAGCAGCAGCTTGCTGACCAAAGTCTCCTGCTGCAGTACCACCTGCACTAACATCATCTAAAAATGCATCTGGATCTACAGCAGTAATTCCCAAATCTACTTTAAAATTACTTTCAGAACCAAAGGCAGTAATAGTTTCAAAACCTGCTGCATAGACTAATGTTTTACTAGGTATATCAATACACTGAATAATATCAGAAGATACTAAATCAGTACCTGCACCTGAAGCAATTTTAGGAAAGTCTAATGTTACTTCTACTTTATAGGGTTCTTTTCTAATAGCACGACTAGGGTGTTGATTTGCTCCTAGACCTGAAGTGCCAATTGTACCAAGAACACCAGTTTGTGTTGCATTATATGTAGCCATTATTTATCTCCTTAAGCTGCCACGTTATATTTAGCTATAGCTACAGCTTCAGGTCTTAAAATCTTACGACCATAAAGATGCATACCACGCACGATATCAGAAAAACTATCTGGATCACGATAACTTTCTGTTTTAGTTATTTGTTGTGCAGTAGCTACTGCTGATTCATGCCCAGCAACAATAACACCAAAATTAGTATTTTGATTAGATGCACCAGTTGTACTTGGCCCAGTACCCACTGAAGGGAGATTATTGGAAACATAAATACGAAAGCCATGTAGATTGTTAACAACTAAACCATTCTGCACACCTGAACCACCAAAGTCTGAATTTAATAAACGACTATCTTCATCCTTTAATATTTCAATAAATACAGGATCAACTACTAACCAACGATTTGCTGAGTCAACAAACTGTGTATCAAGCAAACGACTCATACGAGCTATTACCTGTAATGGTGAAGCTGTTGCAGTAGGAACTGCTGTTGCACCTGGCAGACGTGTAGCTATAGGTATAGAATGTTCTCCTGCTGAAGCAGTAGTAATATTAGCAAAGCTACCTTTTTTTAATTTCATGGTAGTTAAAAGCTCATCTGCTCCTGCTGAATCAACTGACTTAGTTCCTGCTGAAGTAGTTCTAGCTGTATTAGGAGAACCATGTTTAGCTGATTGTGAAAATCCAGAAAGATAACCTAATACGTCTTGATCATACTGATCTCTTAAACGATAGGCTGCACGATCTGAAGCCAATGACATAAAATTAATATGACTATGAGCTGCCTCAATGTCATCCATTTTAAATGCATAGTAATTAGCTTGATCGACAACAAGAGTAAAATCCTCATCATCTAAATCTTGTGCAGTAATTTGAGTACCACGATTATAAGCCTGAACAGAAACTTCAGGTTCTTTGATTATTTTTACTGAGTCACCCATGTTTGCGATCTCACCAAAATAATCTGAATTGGTAATATCTTCTGCCACAGAAGACTTACGAAAAGCAAGTTGTACCTGCTTAGAATAAATTACAGGGCTAAAATTACCGTTAGGTAAATTATTATGGCCTGTTGCTCTAGGAAAAGCCATTTTTTTCTCCTTGAAAAAAGTGTATAAGTAAAACACGCATAACCTACACAATTATCTCAGGGGCTGTCTTTATTGGTGCATGTTAATAATCTGCCGTCACAGGTTTATTAATATGGGCAATTTAGTTTCAGGTAATCCTTTAATTGTTTTATTGCGTTATTATTAAAATTGTATAAGTAATTTAGTAACACATATATTGTGGGCAAATTACTAATACACATATTGTTTGACTTATAGTTATAATGTTAAATAACTACAAGTCAAGTACTAATTATCTTGCAGAACCAGATAAGTCATAAATAAATTTACCTGATTTAATTGCTGCTACTATCTTATCATGTTCTTTTTCATATTGTCTATCTGTCATACTATCTACATCTGATTCTTTATATGTTCCTATTTCAGAAGAGGTATCAATATTACTACTACTTCTAGATATGTTGCTTGTAGATTTAGCTGCATTTTTTTCTTGTTCTTTTTTTGTAACTTTATTTGTAGTAATACCCATATCTGCTTTATACAAATCAATAGCTCTAGCTGCTGAGTTAGCATCATGCTCATTTTCATAAAGAGCTTTTTGAACCCATTCAGGTTGTTCATCTACCCAATTATGAAATGAATCTTCATCTCTTAATTCGGCAAAATCAGGATGTTTTTTTAACAGTAACACTTCAGCCTTTTCTCTTAAAGCATCATCTTGCATTGCATCTACTTTTTTTATTCTTTCTTCTAATGCTTTAGATTGTTCTTGTGCTTTTTTAATAGCTATTGTTTCAACTATCTTAGCTACGTCAGGATATTCATTAGACCATTCTTCTAACTCTTCTTCAGATTTAGGTAACTTAATTTGTTTTTTTGTTGCACTATCTAATTGAGTTCTTAATCCTTCTATTTGTTTTTGTAAATCATCTTCTTTTTTTTGTGCATGTCTTCTTAAATCACCATATCTTTTTTTAAAACTTCTTTCTTCAGCATTTTCAGGTTCAGGCTCAGTAGCTTCAATAGGTTTTTCTTCAACCCCTTCAACTACGTCTTTTTGCATAGCTTCTAATTCTTTTTCTTCCTGCTCTATTTTAACTTTATTAGTAGACCTTTTAGCAAAACCTGTAACTGTTTTTTGTTTTTGTACCACTGGTAAAGCTTCTTGCTCTATTACTTCTGACATTGTGTATTACCTTTCACGTTGGGACTAACCGTTGCCTATAAGGGGAGTTAGGTAGCCAATTTTTAATCATTTCTTACAACTGGAAAAAAATCATTTGTTGTAATCTTTTTTCTTCTTGTTGTATTGTCTGTAGTACTGTTTACTACACTTTTAATAGTTTCTTTAATTACTTTTTCTTTTCCTTTTTCTATAAGAGTTTCTTTTCCAACACTTTCTCCAACTTTTTTAAGAAACCCTTTAAATCCACCCTCACCTACTGTACTGCTTATTTTACTACCTGCTTTGGATAGTAAACCTGGGCCATAAGTAGCTGCAGCACCTGCTGCCACTGCTGTAGCAAACATAGCAGCAGTTTCACTGCCTGTGTCTTGATACTGAGGAAACACCATAGCTTCTCCATCTTTATTGAATGATATCATATAATCTGCCATTCCCTCAACAGAAGTTGAATTACCCCATCTTAATCCTTTTCTTGGATCATTTATTGCATTCCATTCTGCTAAATCTTTTATAGGCTCTTTCTTTGTTCTAAATCCATAACCTAATGCTCTAGTAGATTCACCTGTATCAAATCCTAATTCACCACCATATTTACCTTGTATTACTTCTGCACCTGTTTCTTTATTAATCAATACTCTTTTTGGTGGTTGACTAATCATACCTCTTAATTTTTTAGTTCCTGGGCTATGTCCTGCTGTAGCTTTAGTAGTATAAGATTCTACATCTGTTGGTGAAACTTCAATAAGATTTTTTACACCCCCTTTATTTTTAGATTTAATAAAATACTTACCTTTCTTTTCTATTAAATCGACAGATTGTTGAGGTTGTTCTATATCTTTATATCCCAACTGCCTTAAATCTTGTATACCTGCACTAGATAAATCTTTAGCCATATGCCTAAATATAAATTCTTTATCACTTTGTTTACCTTGATATGCTATGTTTTTATTTTGATTTACTATCTGATTATATAAATTACTTTTAGAGCTATCTTGATCTAAGTTTTTATAATTTTCTAATTCAGTAAAACTACTATCTTGTTTTGTAGTGTCATCAACACCTACAATTTTTCTTGCAGTTATACCTTTACCATATTTCTTTTCTAATATATTTTTAGCTAACTGTTGACTGCCAAGCTCACCACTAGGTGTAGTAGAAGTATCATATTTTTTTGATAATATATTTTTAGCAGTATCTTTAGTACCAGCTTCAGGTGCTACTGGAGCTTTTGGTGAGGTTGTTATTTTTTCTTTTTTAGTAGATGGTGAGTATTTTAGTGAATCTGGAACATTATCTTTTTCATATAGTATTGCCATATTTTTACCAACAGCTTTTGTATTGTCTGAGGAATCATTTTCAGTTTTGAGAAGTCCGCCTACATTAAAACCTAGACGTTCCCCATCAGACTTTTTTATAGAATCATCGTCCTCTTCTGTTAAATCTTCTTCTGGCTCTTCAACTTCTGATATAGAATCTCGTGATGTTGCAGCTTCCATTTCAATTTCTTCAATAATATTGTCAATGTCTGTATCAAACTCTCCTGTGTCATCTTCTACTGCTTCCTCCGAATTACCCATTTGTCCCATCCTATCCATCTTAGCAAGTCCTGATTTAGCTTCTTGCCTCAACTTCATAAGATTATCTAACCCAATAAATCTAACTACATCTGCTGGGAATACAAACTCACCCTCACTTAACTGTGCAGGTATATCATCTCGTACTTCTTCCTGTGTAGAACCTACTGGTACATCATTACCACTTACAGGATCTACTGTACCACCTTCTTGATTTAATCCACCTTCTTGTAATAATTTTTTAGTTTGTTTTTTTGCTTTAGCCATTATTTTTTACTTTCTAAAGATGCATTTACTTGATCTCGTAAGCCCCTTAAATATTTAATCATTTGTACTGCACCCTGTGCTTTGTATATATCCACAGGATCTTTTGCCTGTTCCATAGTTCTATGTTGTGCCCCTAATAATATATCTAAATGTTCATTATATGCACTCCAACTATTAGGTTGGTTTACAAATCCTTTAAGCTTGGGGAGGTACTTGTTCTGTTGGCTGTTGTTCATTTGCACTAAATCCTTGTTCTCCTGGTATTGGTATCTGTCCTACACCTATATTACCTCCACCTGATCCTGTAGGATCTGCAACATTAGGTGGCCCTCCTACTCCTTGAGGTGCTACTGGTGATTGAGGTGGAGCAGGGGGTTGTTGTTGTTTCATAATCTCTGCTTGTCTTGCAGCTTCTTCCAAACTGTTTGTTACTTTGTCTGGATCTAACTCCATTGATTTAGCTATCTCTCTTATAATATAAGGGAACTTTGCAAAAGGCATTAATGCAGGATTACTAGCCACTTGTAAAAACTGCATAAGCCTTTGACTACGAACTTCATTAGCCATTAAACTTTCTGTACCTCTAGCTTTAACTTCTAAATCTCCTTTTATATCAGGTGAATAATCAAACTGCATATTAAAACTAAAAAAAGATTCCCCTATAGGTCTTAATAAATAATCATCTACATTTTTGATTACTGTTTTAATACCTCCAGAAGCTGCATTCATTAGCATACTAATACCACTAGCAGTCCTACCTACACCCATAACACCTGTTTGTCCATGAGCAAATGATGGGAATCCTGTAGATTCATCAGCAAGAACTCTGGCCTTATCAAACAACTGCATATTCTCATTTGATACATTAGGAAACTTCGTACCGAATATACCCTGCCCTGGAGCACCTCCTTGTCTTCTAAAAACTTTACCTGGAAATACAGATAAGTCCTGCCCAGGTACTAAGTTAGTTTCGTCAACTTCAAAAATAAGATTACCAGATAAGACTGCATTATCAACTGCCATACGCATGAAGCCGTTCATCAAAGTTTGTGTATCGTCCATGTTTTCTGCGATACCGATTCCGAATAAAGAGTAAGGGTTCAATTCGTAAGGAACTGCATAATACGGAATCTTAGCTGGCTTAAAAGGGTTTAAAACTAAACGTAGTATTTTTCCATTACAACACCAAACATTGGCTTGTAACTGATCTATATTTTCTAAGTCTTTTGGTATTTTAATTTCATTGGTTACTAATAATTCTTTATCAACAACACCCCAATACTCTAAGACTTCAAATCTATCTACACCTTTATCTACTTGATAATCACTAAGATCATCTTCCCAATATTTTTTATAATATGTTTCTCCTAAATTAATAACTTCATCAATAACATTAGACCTAAAAAAAGGTCTCTTTTTTAATGCTCGCATTTGAGAACGACTCATTTTATGTCTCTCAACAACATACTCTGCATTATCCATATTATCAGCATCTGGGTCTACATAAAAATTCCAAACACTTACATGTGATGTAGAAGGTACAGTTTTAATTGTTGGGTTATATTCCCCATCATCATTCCAATTAGGATATTCTTTATCAATAGCAAATGGGCCTTTCATAACTCCAGTACCAAATAGTGCCATTTCAAATGCTGTTGATCTTAATTGTTTAGATGCACTGCTTTCATCTAACTGATCCTTAATTTTCTTTTCCATTTTTTTTGCTGCTATCATTGCTGGATGAAATGTTACAGCACTAGGAGTAACTCCTGCTCCTTCTTTTAAATCCTGTATATTTTCTAACTTATCTTTTAGTGGGCCTAACTTATCCATTAAAGAATGTATGGTAGCTCCAGGGGGTAGCTTTTTATCCTCACCAGAATATCCATATAAACTGTCCATTGATTTTATTGCAGGTGCTACTTTAACATTTTTTTCTTCTGGTGCTTTAGGATCAAAATGAACAGAATCAGCTACACCTTCTGGTAATATACTAGGTTCTACACTTAATGGAAAAGTATTGTTTGAAAATAATACATCCGTAATCTGGCTATATGCAGCTAAAACTTTTGTTTTAGTTACTTTAATAAACACTCTACTTTTTTCAGCTTCAGTAAATTGTACATCAGGGCCATAAATACCTCTGTAATTTCTATAAGCTCTTAACCATCTTTCTTCATCTATACGTCTTGAATCTTCTGCTTTAGTATATCTATCTATTACATAAGAAATCATAGAATCTGCTATTTTTTCTTCTGGTAAATTATTATCTTTTTTGTCATCTAAAGCAAATTGTTTATCTTCAGTGTATTCTTCATCAATCATTTAACTATCCTTAATATCCCATTAAAGGGTCTGATGGTGTAAAACTAGAATCCTTTGCAGTGTTAGGGTCATAATCCCATAAATTAGATCTAGGCCTACTCATAACTCCATATCGTAATGCATCATACAAATGATCCTCTGATTTAGTATTTATATCCTCTGGATTTCTTTTATCCAAAGGTAGTATAGGTAACTGTGCAATTAAATTAGTACAGTTATTAGTTATAACTAATCTTGGCTCTTCTGTAAACTCATCTACTTGTAACCTACTATGTATTTCATTTTTTCCTGCTACTCTACTACCACCACTTCTATCTGAAGGTCTCCATCTACACCCTTCCATCATCATAGTTTCTGCAAGTGATGGGCCTGTATCTCCTCTTTTGTGCCAGCAAGATGAATCTAATATTCCACATCTCATTGTTCCATCTTCTTCTTCAGCTTCTAGCACCATATGAGCTAAATCTTTAGCTAATACTTTACTAACATACAATTCTCTATAAACAATTAACTGTTCAGCAGGTGATACAGTAAACCACAATACTGCTGAAAAACTACCATATCCATAATCACATGCTCTAAACTTAATCCAATTTCTAGGTACATCAAAAGATTCAACAACATGTATTTCTCTATTAAATTCTGGAAATGCTGCTCCTTCAGCTACATCCCAATTACCTTCTAGCAATTGCTTGCGTTGATTTTCTGGTAAAGATAATAACATAGTTTCATAATCACCCTGCTCAGAAAGATACGGATTATCATTTAATGATGCAGGTATAAATCTTCTTTTAAATAAAGGTTCACCTTCTTTACTATGCCCTTTTGGAAAAGTTAATACTCTTCCAGTTTCAATATCAGTAGCTGAAAAAGATTTATTAGGTACAGCAGGATCAATAAACATTTTTTTTACCCATGCATGTCCTGGCCCTCCTGGATTTGTTGTAGCTCTAGCATACACAGGTAAATCACTAGCCGTACTTCTAAGCCTTGACCTCATATAATTCCAAGAAAAAGGTGTAGCCCACTGTGTTAACTCATCAAATCCTACCCAACTAAATGCTAAACCTTGATATCTTAATACATCTTCATCTCTATCTAAGTATGAAAACCACAATCTTGCACCATTAGGTGCTACCCATTGCATCTTTCTTTCTGACCATTTAATACCTGGATAAATCTGAGGATACATCTCCTGACTTTTCCAAATAAGCTCCCTTAATTCTTCTGTTGTATGTCGTAGTAACAACCCACTAAACTGTGGATGTCCCATATATCTTAATGGATCAGCTAACATAGCATAAGACTTACCTCCACCTGCTGCCCCACCGTATAAAACTTCTCTTTCACCTGCTGCTAAGAACATTGTTTGTGGCCCTTCGTTGGGCTTAAATATAATATTCTTTTCTTCTAATTGTATATCTTCTATCTTATGAACTAAAACTTTAGGCTTAGCCTTTTCTTTTGTTTTAATCTTTAATTTCTTTTCTACAACCTTTGCTTTTTTCGTATTTCTTCGCAATGGAGATTGCCTTTTCGACCCCTCTGGCCCATTGCCTAAGTACCCTAGCTTTATGTCTTTGTTTGATTTCATCTCTAACTCTTTTTAGTAATCCTACATGCGTTATAGAACGACCTGTTATTTTTGTTAACCATGCTGCTACATGCCTTGACGAATATTGCTTTAAATATTTTTTTGCTTGTTCTAATGCGTTTAATTCATCAACTATAGGTTCTAATACATCGTTATCTTTTTTTGAAACTATATAACCAAAGGGTACAGGGCTTGTTTTTTTTACATAAGGTATTGGAACAAAGTCTCCTTTATTTTCTACAGCTTCTTTTGGTTGCGGTAAAATCCATATTCCTAAATCTGGTAAATTTTCTTTCATGCATCTTTATCAGCATCTTTAGGTGGTAATATCATTAAACCATTATTAGCTTCTACTTGTAACTTTTCAGTTTTAACTAATCCAATACGATCTAATAAATCTTTAGATGCATTTAACTTTTCTTTCATGCCCAGTTCTGTAGGATCAATCATGCCACTTACAAGTGACATAGCTGCTCTTGGTGCATTTCTAGCCATATAAAGCTGAGTTATTTCTACGATTTCTTCTTTTAATGTTTTTACAATTTCAGTTGTAGAATTGTTTTCAGAATAACCTGCTAATTTTTTAGCTTCAACAACACTACCTCCTGCCTCATCAAATAAGACATCTAAAAACTTTTGCTGTTTGTCTGTTAGTTTTCTCATGTTATCTTTCTGTATGTTCTTACTTTTTTAGCAATTTTTTTAGGTTGAGCCACAAACTGTTTACCTTTTCTAGTACCTTGTCTTTTAGCTTTAGTAGTTGCTTTATACTCTGCATCAGATAAACTGGCAATTGCTCTAGATGGTAAATACCTTTCGCCTGTAGCTTTCTTACCTTGTGTGCTAGGTTTCCCACTTTTAGTTCTCCATTTTTGTGCTGTCCATGACTTTAAACTTTTTTGTGATTTAGTTAGTGCCATAATTAAGCTGTCCTTGTTTTATTTCTTTTTTCAGTTTCTTTTTTCATAGCATTAATATATTTTCTGTATTCTATAGCTGAGCTTTTTTTACCTGCAACTTTAGCTCTTTGCTCCATAGCTATAGCTGCTTGTATTCTATGTGCATGTGATCTGCCACTTTTTTTAATTATTAACACACTTCTTTTTGCATCTGCTTGTGTGGCAAACTTTAATCCTTTAATTGTTCCCTTTGGATCTTCATCTGTATATAAATCAGAATGCTTTTTAGATTTTGAAGGTTGTCCTTTTTTTCTAGGTATTCTAGGCTTTAATATCAACTCTTGTACCCACCACCTTTTGCTTTATAAGCCTTGGCAACCATCTGGGCTTTTCTCGCAGACCATTGACCAGGTGCTCCACCTTTTCCACTCGCCTTAACTTGGTTAAATATCTTTTTTCGTAACCCAGGTTTAGTATAGTTTCCACTTGCATTTACATTACTCCTTGGTTTATTTGGTCTAATTGCCATTTAATTTTTCCATTTCTATTTCTTTTTTACATATAAAATAAGCTACAGCTACAGGAGGTATAACAATAACAAAAAATAGTACTAAGCCCATATTAAAGTCCTTTAAAATTTTTTAGTAAATTCTATTCCAACTGCATTTATTTTTTTATTTTTTACATTTCCAGTTAAATGCCCAGTTATACTTTTATTCTTTTTAAATTTTTTTTCAAATCCGATTCTAGTATCCCCTGCTTTTATGCGTACATTTTTACCTTTAGGTTTACTATAACTAACTCCTTGAGATGCACTAACATTAAGTTGTTGTGTAATAGGCTTGTTAATTTGAAAAGAGCCTCCACCAAAACTTCCATATTTATTAGAAACACCTGAAACTCCGTACTTAAGATTACTTTTTTTATTATTTTTTAATTTCATAGTACAACCTTTTAATTATCTAGCTGGATCAAAAAACTCTTCAGCTGATAGTGTTAAAGTAAAATTACTAGTAGCTGATGTACTAGCAAATCCTGCTAGCTGATCTCCACTTTGTAATGCTAATGGATCACCATCAAACAAATTAGTAATTGAACTAGAGTTCATATCTAAACCAGTTACAAT